GCAGCGTCGCTGACTCCAGGCCGGGGACCTTGGACACACTGAAGATCTGCTCGTTGCGGGGCCAGCGGTTGTCCATCGAGATGGTCCGCTCGAAGGCGTCCTGCAAGTAGATGTTGAGGATCGTGTCCGGCAGCTCCTCGTCGTCCATCTCCAGGTGAGCCCGGACAAAGTCCCGCAGCTCCTGGGTGTTCAACTAGCACTCACCGAGTGAGGGCGGCAGAAGCCGGTGGCCGTGGCCCAACCGTTGCAGGTGTTGTTGTTCGCCTTGCACTTCTTGGCCCTGGGATCCGGGGGGGCCGCCTCCTTGGGAGCATGCGGGTCCCTGTAGGGGGCGTGGCCGTTGTAGTGGGCAGCCGGGGCGTGGTTCTCACCACGCTGGTTCTCGGGTCCTCCCCTGGTCAGGGGCTCACCATGGAGAGTGTGCTGCAGGACTCGGTTCTCGCCATGCGACACGGCGAGGGGCCGGGAGCCCCTCTCTGCGTCTCCGGTCTCTCGTGTCTTCCAGGTCTCGATCGGCACTGTTCCTCCTTGGAGACTGGGGCGGGACCGGCACGACTCGGCCCCGCCCCAGTAGATCAGCTGAACGTGGCCAGGGTGATCTTGAAGTTGCGGCGCCGCTGACGGGTGGTCGAGTTGCCGTAGGTCGTGATGAACGACACACGGGCATCGATGGCGTTGGCGGCCGGAGCAGCCGGGGTAGCGCCCGGGTTGGCGTTGGCCGTCGAGGCCACCGACCCGCTCAGGTTCCCAGTGAACGGGGACTGGGCGAAGTTGCGCTGCGAGTGCAGCGTCATGCCGATGTACTTCGAGTTGACGCCGAGGGCGGTGCCAGTCGGGGCGTCCGGATCCCAGGTCAGCGGGACGTTCTTGAACAGGATGTTCTGGAAGCCCAGGTTGGCCTTCTGGGTATCGGTGTAGCGCACCTGCGGGGTGAGCGACGCCTCGTAGGCCTCGTACCAACCGAGACCGCAGAAGATGCCGTCGGGCATGTCGCCGCCACCGTCGGAGGCGAGCATGAACATGTGCCGGAGCACCCGCTCCAGCTCGCTGCCGTCGTACGGGGAGGTCATGGCCGCACCCGGGATGGTGATGGCTGCACCGAGAGCATCGACGCCCGTGTTGGCCGTGGCGTCCCAGGTCGGGCTACGCCAGTTGTTCTCCGGCGCCGGGCTGGCGGCCGGGGTGATGCCACCCGCTGCGCCAGTGGCATCGATGAGGGCGGTGAACGCCGTGAAGTCGGTCGCCAGGGCGGCGCCGCCACGGGTGCCCCAGATCATCTGCGAGAGGACCTGTCGGAGGGTCTCCTCGGCCTGCATGATCTTGGCTTCCAGGAGCGAGATCATCTGCTCCTTGCCGCTGTTCTGGGCCTCTTCCAGGCCCGAGATGATGATCGTGGCGTAGATCTGCTTCCAGGCGTACTGGGCGGCGGAGATGCCCGCCACTGCGTTCACCGTGAGCTGCTGCCACGGACCATACGAGTTGGCCTCACCCGGGCCGAGCAGCAGGGGCTCGACGATGCTGATGCCGCCGTCGACCGTACGCACACGGCCCTTCGACATCAGGTGTTCCAGGAGGGGCCGACCCTGGAAGACGTTGTCGGTCAACGTCTTCCGGTAGTTGTGCATCGTGGTCGACAGAATCGTGTCCCACGTGGTCGGGGTATGAGACGCAAGCGCCATGGATTAGTCCTTTGAGGTGGAGCCCCCCGTTACTGGATGCCGAGCTGGTTGAACGCAGCCTCGACAGCCTCCCGGGGCGTCATGTGTGTGTTGCTGACGTCCAACTCCTGCGTGAGTCCGTTGCCACCATGTGTCTGTGGGCTGACCGTCCTCGTAGCTGCGGCTGCGGCTGCCTGGCGCTGCTGAGTCGTGGCCTGCTGCTGCTCTGACGCAGTCTGCTGGGCTCGGACTCGGGCTTCCAGGCGGTCGTAGGCCATCGCCTTCCAGATTTGTGGGAAGGCGTCCACGCCGAGGTTCATGTTGTATGCGGTCTGCAGGACGGCGGCGACGTCGTCATTGGTGAGTCGGTACGACGACTGCAGAGTGTTGACCGCTCGCTCCACGGCCCTGTCAGTCTCGGCCTGCTCGATGCGCTGCTCCAGGGCTTGCCTGGCCTGACGTTCCTCCCAGAGCTGCTGCTCGATCGGATCATCGAACTCCGGCATGGTGGGCTGCTGGGGAGCTGTTGGCTCCTGCTGCATCCCGGTGCCGTATTGGGCCTGGAGGATCCGCATGGCCATCTCGGGATTCGTCTCCAGCGCTTGCTGGATCCTGAGCCCGTACTCGGCCTGCTGCTTGAGTGCCGCAGCCTCTTGGGTCTTCTGGGTGTAATCAGCCGTCCGGCTGTACCCATCGACCACTTCTCGGAACGGAACCTCCAACGTCTCGCCGTTGACCTTGACCGGCACGTACCGGCTGTCAGGGTCATCGACTTCGACGTACTGACGGGGCGGAGCCTCTTCGGCCTCCACCTGCGTGCCCTCGACGTCGAGTTCTCCGATTTCCTCGGGCTCCACTTCGGTGGGCTCCAACCCCTCAATCGGGGTGTCTTCCATGCTCACTCAGAGTTCCTCCTGGCTTGCTCTCGTGTGCTGGGGCGCAATCATAGGCCCGACCAGGAGACGGCGACGAGGATGGGGCTCAGCGAGTGACAGAGACGATGATGCTGACCACACCACCAGCGGCGAGGATGGCGGCCACCAGGAAAGCCCACACCTTGTCGATCCCGGCTCCCCGACCATGGGACTCGTCTGAGTTCTTCTTCAACTCAGAGATGTCCTTGGTCAGCGCTCCGAAGCGGACGTCGGCCTCGGAGCGGGGCATGAAGGTCCCGGCCTGATCCGAGAGCTGCCCACGGAACTCGTTGACCGCCTCGAACCGCCGCTCGGCGGCAACCTCCGCCTTGGTCACCGCCTTCTCGGCGGCCTGGAGAGCGTCCCGCACGGCCGTCCCCTGCTGGGACGAACGCTCATCGAGTGCCCGCCACATGTCATCGATCTGGCGCTGCATGAACACGGCCAGCGTGTCGACCGTCCAGCCCGATGCCTCCTTGCCGGTCTCTCCAGCAGTCACGGGCTACACCTCCTACATCTGTGGAGCGCTGGAGCCCATCATCTGCATGAGCAGCTCAGGCGGGATCTCGGCGCCCGGGTCCATCGGCTCGGGTCCCTGGCCGGGCTGGGACATGGCGCCCGTGGGGTCAGGTGGTGGCATGCCACCCTCAGGAGGCATGCCCTCTTGGCCTGGCGGCGGCGGGGCGCCCTGCTCCTCGGTCATCGGGTCGCCCTGCGGCGGTTGCATGATGAACGGCCGCTGGTCCTTGATGCCGAAGCCCTTGTTGAGGATGTGCTGGTAGAGACCGAACGGGTTGGCGACACCCATCTCCAGGAACGGCATCGAGGCATCGACCAGCTGGAGAGCGGACTGGCGGCGGAACGTCTCGTTCATCGGCTCGGTCGAGCCAGCGGCCACCTCGAAGTCGAACTCGCCCTGGATGTACTCGGCGTCGTAGGGCACCCACGCCCGGCCGGGCATGGTGACGATGCGGGCTACCTGGTCGCCGGTCATGTACTGCTGCATGAGGGCGATGACACGCTCGCCGAGGCGGGCCAGCGAGGCCTCGATCTTGGCCAGCCGGTCCTGCGACCGAGCGTTGGCCGAGTCCTGGATCATGGCGGCCTCGGTGGCGGTGCGCTTGACGGCCGTCTGGGCCGAGCCCCGCTGGTAGTCGCTCACGCCGGAGACACGGTCGATGTCGTTGGTGATGAGGCCGGACTGGTCGTAGAAGTCGGTCGGGGTGATCACCGCTGGCATCGGCATGATCACGTCGTCGATCTTGTCGGACAAGACCGGGATCATCGTGTTGTCGATGTCGGAGGTGAGCGCAGCCACGCCGTCCCGATCGAAGGCGTCCTTCATGTAGAGCCACTTGCGCTGGAAGCGGGCTCGGTGCTGCATCATCTGGGTGCGGGTCTTGTTCAGCTCCAGCTGCAGCGGCTCGATCTGGGCGACGTCACCGATCGGGTAGAAGTTGTCCGAGACCTCGTAGTTGCGCAGCATCTCGAACGGGTGGCCCTTGGCGTAGGGCATCGCAGCGGGCTTGATCAGGAAGCCGCTCTCGTCGTCACCCTGGCTGTCGCCGTCGAGGGCGAAGGTGGCGACCGTGCGCCGCTTGCAGTCGTAGAACTCAATGACCTCGCACCACGACTTGGGACCCTTGTCGGGCTTGTCGTCCCGGCCGTCCCCGTTGCCGTCGCCCGTCTGCCAGCGGCTCCAGCTCTTGGCGCTGGCCTCCTTGCGGGCGGTGCGGTGGTAGCGACTGTCGACCCGGACGTCTGCGATGGGGCGCCAGATGCGTTGGGCGATCCAGCACATCTCCTTGGGGTGGCGGGCATCAGGGTCCACGAACATGTCGAAGACCGAGATGCGCTCCAGGAACGGGCGATCGTCGTAGACGTACATCTCGGACTCGACGTTGCCCACGATGGGCTCACGATCGTCGATGCCGACGTCCCCGCCCTCTTCGTTGGGGTCCGCCTGTGCGTCCTCGGCCTTCTTCTCTTCGGGCGGCTTGACGAACTTGTAGCCGCACTTGAGCCACCCATGCCCGGTGATCAAGTTGTCGTTGACGCCGAGCCTGAACTCGTCCTGGAACCTGTTCTGGCGCCACAGGTAGTTGAGGACCTCCTCGACGACGATGGCCTGGGGGGCCGTCTCTGGCTTGCGTGCATTGACAACGAACTTCGGGTTGTTGACAGCCACGCTCGGGGCCATCACGTTGATGGTCGAGAACACCAGGTTGACCATGAGCCGGTCGCCCGGGCCCGGCATGCCCGGCGTGGGGGCGTCGTACTGCTTGCCCCGGTACAGGTCGATGTACCGCTTCCAGTCGTCGTCATAGCCCTCGTCGGAGCGCCACTTCTTGGATCGCCGCACCTCGCTGCGGTAGAAGCTGAGGAGTTCGGACTGCTTCACGATTCGGTCCTCATGATCTTGTCAGAGCGGATCTGCTCAGGGTGATCGAAGCCGACGTGCTCGTTGAGCCACTCGGTGTTGGTCCCCCGGCTGAACGCTTCACGCCCATAGCCACCGCCGCCACGGAAGGTGAAGCCGACACCGAGGATGCGACAGCGGAAGCACTCCTCCTTGCCGGGCTCAGATTCCTTGACCTGGCACGTGACGCACAACATCAGGCCACCGCCAGGTCAGCGGGGTCACTACGCATGGACACCGGCTGCCCAGGCGGCACCCGACCAATTGAAGTTGAAGCCACTGACCGAGATGCTCTGACCAGTAGTCCAGTTGGTCGTCGGCACGGCCACGAAACCGAGCGGTCCGAGGCGAGCGGCGTTGGTGGCATCCTGGGCCACGATCGTCGGGAAGCCGACCGGGAAGGCATCTGTGGGCCGGGCATCACTGGGCAGGGCCGTCACACGAGCGGTGTCACCCCACGGTGCGTGCGGACCGTTGACGTAGCCACGGGTGTAGTTGCGAGAGTTCAGTCGCTTGTGGGTGCGACCGCTCCCGGGCGGGCGCTGCATGTCGAGGCGGTAGGGCATGTTTACCTCACTGGTCGGCGGGACAAAGACGTCCCGATCGGTTGGGGTTCAGGCGGTCGTGGAGCATGAGGGTCGAACAGTGGGTCATCACCGTAGAGCATCTTCTCCATGTACCCCATGGTGCCAGGCCCGGGGGTGCGCTTCGGCTGATACTGCTGGAGGAAGACGTGCTTGACCATCTGCCAAGCGACCATGAGAGAGATGGTGCGGTCGTCGAAGGGGGACCCGGTCATCTTGTTCCCGTCGTCCCGGACGAAGGTCCGCAGCTCGGCGATGGTCTCTTTGTCGAAGAGGACGAGGCTGCCGTCCCGCAGGGCAGCGTTGAGTTCGTCGGCAGCGAGCGGCTTGGTGATCTGGGTGGTGCGCCAACCGAGGATCTCAGTGGGGACGTTGTGCTTGTACCGGGGGCTCCGCTGCATGTACAGCGGGTGGTAGCGGAGACGCTGGAGCGTCTTGAGCGTGGTGAGTCCGTGGTTGTTCGATTCGACCCCCATGAGCGCCTCGTTGTAGAACCAGCCGAGGGGGGCGAGGACCTGGGAGGCGAACAGGTCGGCGTCGATCCGACCGTGCCAGTGGGCGACCACGACACCGTGACGGGCGTCGATGACGTGGGCTGAGCTGAAGTCACCGTGCTCCATGCCCTCGGCGACGTCGGCGCCGACGCAGTAGCGACCGGATGTGGTCGGCCAGTGCCAGATCTTGAGCGGCCCACCATCGTCGGGGGTGAACAGGTGACGGCGGTAGTCCTGCTTGAAGTAGCCCTGGCCGATCGGGTCACGCAGCTCCAGTGAGCGCAGCACCTCCAGCGAGAACACCGGTCGGCCCGACTTGAGGAAGGCGTCCTCGGGGTTGTCGGGGTACTCGGAGGCCAGCAGCCACTCGGGCAGGTCCTTCTTCTTGGCGGCGTACCACTCCTCGGTGCGACCGTTGGCCGACCATGGGTAGAACAGCGGCGTGAACCGGTTGTTGCCGGTCTCCGCTCCGACCCACAGCTGGTGGAAGAGGTTGCCCTCGCCGTTGGCCGTGGACAGCATGATGACCCGGCCACCGACGTCGGCGATGGGCTCGATCGAGGCCCAGGCCTCCTCGCTGTTGGGGAGGAACGCCAGCTCGTCCACGACCACCAGCCACACCGACTCACCACGAGCAGGGTCGCTGGCCGACGGCAGGGACTCGATGAACGACTCGTTGGTCATCTCGATCTTGGTCTGCGTCATGTTGACGATCGGGCCACGGAACTTCATCCACTCGGGCAGGAACTTGTAGACGTACTTCGCCTTCTGGAGGAGCTTGATGGCCTCCCGCTCGGTGCGGGACAACATGATGATCGCCCGGTCCGGGTAGAAGAACGCCGCCCAGAAGACGAACGCAGCGGCCAGCGTCGAGAAGCCGAGCTGGCGGGCCTTGAGGATGATCGTGTAGCGCCCGCTGAGCCAGGTGCGAGCCGTGACGACCTGCGCCTCGAACAGGTCGAAGTTGATGCGCCCCCGACTCGGGTGACGGATGTACCCGTAGTTGTGGCAGAAGTAGAGGAAGCCCTCCAGCAGCACCTCGGGGTCGTCCGACCGGGGAGCACACTTACGCCACTCTCGCTCCTCCATGATCCTGGAGAGGTCGATCGACTCCAGGGCAGTCATGACGACGTCGAGAACAAGATGGTGCCGAGCCCGAACGCAGCAGCGCCCGCCAGACCGTTGATGCCGATCGTCCCGTTCACATCGATGGCGACCATCAAGTTGGTGATGAACGTGACCCGGTTCACGGCCATGAAGTCCTGGTAGACGGCCGGGCGGAAACCGACAGGCAGGGTCGTCATCGGGTTGCTACCAGAGCCATTGAAGCTGATCTCACCCCGCACCATCACGACATCACCGATCTTGCGATACCCGAGCGGGGCGCTGCTGCCCCCGACGTTGGTCCAGCCGGAGGTCATCGTCGGCGCTGTCCAGGCAGTGGGGGTCGTCAGCGCCTGCAGAGCAGCGACCTCCGTCTGCAGCGCCTCGTTCTCAGCTTCCAGCCGGGCAATGCGCCGCACCAGTTCGAAGTCAGCCCGGCGGGTCGCTCCCGGTGTCGCCGACTGGAAGCCGTTACGCAGTGTCACGTTCCAGCTTCTCTCGCACGACGTACTCGGCGACGATCTTGTTGAACTCCTCGTCGGTCATGTCCTTGAGCGGCTTGCCGGTCACGTTGATCTGCTGCGGGCTCACGCCCTCGACGGCGGTGCGGTACTCCTTGGCAGCAGAGACCTGGCGGGGGTCGGTGCGGTCGATGGCGGTCTCGAAGAGGGCGTCCATGACCTGCTTCATGCGGTCGGGGGATCCGATGGTGCGGCGGTACTGCGCCTCCCAGCGAGCGAGGAACGCCGGGTCCTTCTTCCACTTCTGGATCGTCGACACCTGGACGTCGATCTGCTCGGCGAACGCCTCCTGGGTGGGGGGCATCCGCTCATCCTTGATGGTGCAGAGCCAGTCAAGGAGTGCCTGCTGCCGCCACTCCCGTTCATCAGGGGTCATGGCCATGACTCCACAGTATGTCGTTGCGTACCCAATGATGGGTAGCTACAGCTCGTTGTCGATGTCCAGGCAGGTCGGGCAGGGCTGGATGCGCTCGGGGTCCTTGGCCAGCGGGTAGGTGTACCCATAGCGACCGCACTCGGTCAGCACGCCGAGCGTGGTGCGGAGCTTGATCTTGTGCCAACCGAGGTTACGGCTCCGGCCGGAGACGGATCTCCAGCCGGGCCGCAACTCGATCCAGACCTCGTCCTTGGGCACGCTGCCGACCTCCCGGTCTTCGTACTCGGAGAACATCGAGGGCTGGACGTAGGTCATGCCACCCACTCCACGTCTTCAGGGGCGATCCGGTTGTCGACGAGCCAAGCGAGAGCGTCCTCCCAGGCGACGGCGTTGACCTCACCGACGATCGACCACATGGGCTCGCCGTCACGGTCGTCATGGGTGTGCACGACGACGCAGCGCCACAGCTGCGACTCGCCCCGCATCTTCCGGTTGAAGACACCGACGTAGCCCTTCTCGGCGTTGTCCCACTCCTCGTACAGCTCCTCCAGCTTGCCCCGCTCTCGGGCTTCCCGGCGCTCACGCCGGATGGTCTCGATCGTGCTCATGTTCTGCTTCTCCTGTGTTGGGTCTTGGTAGTTGAGTTCTCCGGCCCGGAACTCCCGGCCCTTCGAGTTGACGATGATGTTGGGTCGGCCGGGGACGAGCTGGTAGCTGCCGCTCGGCAGCCCCATCCAGGCGAAGCCGTCGTCGTTGCTGAGGACCTGTCCCGGGCTGACGTGGACCCAGGCGGCGCCCCCACTGGGGTACCAGCTGTTACGGCTCGCCGTCCCCGTCTGGGTGTGCCACTGCCCCGCTGGGGTCAGTCTCTCCATCTTCCTGTTCCTTCCAGGTGAGGCCACGCAGCACCCTGTAGATGGTGTTGCGGCTCACCTTGTGTTGTCGTGCCAGGGCGGAGATGCTCTCTCCACCCGAGTAGTCGATCTTGATCAGAGCGACTTGTTTGCGTGTCAGCTTTGCACGCCCGTTGGTCTCCCCCTTCATGTGTTGCGGCGTGTGGACCGTGCGGCCCTTGCGGTGACGGTCGGCGTTGTTCTCCTGGACCGTGCCGACCTGCAGGTGGTCGTAGCGGTAGCAGGGTGGGTTGTCGCAGAGATGCAACACGAACTGCTTGGGGGTCAGCGGGTAGCCCCGGGCCTTCTCGATGATCCAGCGGTGGATCCCGATGACCCGCTCCTTGCCGTCGTCCCGGCGGTACTTACGCTTGCCGTAGCCGTCCCTGTCGACGGCGCCCTGCCAGAGCACGCACGGCGTGTCCAGCGGGGTCCCCGGCGGGTAGTCCTTGCGCCAGCGGGTGGTCCGCTTCTTGGCGCTGTTCTGCTTCCAGTTCGGACCCCGGGTGTTGCCCGGCGGAATCCGCAGCGTGACCGCCGGTCGCAGCTTGCGGATCTTGATGGGCTCAGACACGCCACCCCACCTGTGCGGGCGGCGGTGGCCACGGTGCCTGCACGCCCCAGCGGGCGTCGGGCATGAACTGCAGCTCGGCGCCGGTGATGGTGACGTTCCAGGCGCCGAAGCCGTTGTGGTCGAGGCGGCGAGCCCGCTCGTCGAACACCATCCGGGCCATCCGGGCATTGTCGTACGGGTCACGCCACCGGTAGACCTGCATCAGGCCACCGAACCAGCGCCCCGAGACCTGCCAGAGACCGTGGTCTCGCTGGCCCAGCGATTCAGAGGCGGAGTCCTTGCTGCGGCCGAGGGCTTCGGTGTTGCCGCCCGACTCGGCGAGGGCGATGGCCGTCATGACCGTGGCCTCCTCCGGCGTCCAGTGGCCGACGTTGAGGGCGAGCCAGGCAATCTCATGTGGGCTGAGGATCATGATCTAGTCTCCTGTCAGTGCCCGGGGAGGGTCCCGTAATCCGACGGCGTGTCGCTCACACCCCTCCCCGGGCAGTTTCGACTCAGTCGTCGAACAGGTCCTTGGTCTCCACGCTGGAGACCGGCCCCTCGTACTTGGCGGTGAAGAGCTTGGGGGCCGAGTAGCCCCGGTTGGTCTTCTTGCCCTCGCCCGTGTAGGCGACCTTGAGGGTGCCGCCCTGCCGCAGCTTGGCGCCCGAGGACTTGACGGCGTCGGCGATGGCGTTCTTCATCGCCTTACCCTGGCCCTCAGCCACCTCGAAGTTGCCGCCCTTGGCGAAGAGGGACCTGACGCCCTCGTCGTTCTCGATGGAGTCGTCTCGCTCCTCGGTCTGCAGCTTGATGACCAGCTGCATGCGGGGGTCCCCGTTGTCCCAGAACAGCGGCTTGTTGTCGTCCATGGACGTCTGCTGCTGGAGGCCGCAGTCGAGGACCGTGCCCTTGACCATGTCACCCATGGTCTCGAACTTGGCCGCCTTGCCGCCGCCCCCCTCCAGGAACCGATCGATGTCTTCCGTGCTCATGTGTGTGTGCTTCCTTTGTTGCTTGGTTTACTTGCTATCGACCAGGCCTCGCTCGTTGGAGCGGTCGGCCTGGCCCTTGTGCCCCGTGTTGGTGCGGGGGTCTTTGTGCATGAACGGAATCGAGTAGTCCTTCTCGACCTTGTCCAGCAAGTTGAGGACCTTGATGATGTCGTCGGGCTCGGTCAGCTTCCCGGACTTCGGAGTGGGCAGCCCCTCGGGCCACCACATGATCAAGGCCTCCTTCGCCTTGTCATACTGGGCGATCGTGCTCACCCGGGCATGGCAGTATGCTACCACCTCCTCGATGGGCACGTCAACCTCGACCACGTTCGGGATGCCGCCTTCTTCGAGGCGCTGGGTCACCGGAGCGGGCAGCTCCTCGTAGACCTCGACCCGGGGGGTGTCGTAGCCGTCCCGGCCCGCCTTCCAGTTGGACTGCCACTGCTTGATCTGGCGACTCAGCTCAGCGCCCTGGATGCCCAGCTCGATCGAGCACCACACGATCTCGCAGTGCGCCTTGCCCACCGGCAGGTGGACGAGCAGCGCCCAGTTGAGGTTGATCGGCGGCGTGGGCAACCGCTTCTCCAGGTGGATGTCGTACAGCTCGCCGGTGGCGTAGATGGCGACCTGGATGCAGTAGCCGGGCGCCGAGAAGTCGAGCGAGCGGCCCGTCTTGAGGTCACCGAGCACCAACTCGCCAGCCTCGACGAGGCTGCCGTCGGGCGCCACCAGCGGCTTGGTCAGCCGGTAGATGCGGTCAGCGGTCCCGGCTGCCCGGAAGGCGTCGTTGACCATGTGGACTTCGACCATCTCGGACACGAGCCCGTACTCATCGAGCGCCTCCATGTAGGCGTCCAAGTCAGCCTGGTACTGCTCGGGCGGGTCCCACATGTCCTGCGCATCCTCGATGCGGGCGGTCATGGCGTGGAGGGCGGTCCCCATGTCAGCGGCCTCGTTGGCCGTGCCCTTGTCGAGCGCCTTCTCCCGCAGCTCCTTCTTGGCCACCTTGTCCTCGTCGGGGGTGGCGCTCACCTGTGCGGCCAGCGACTTGCTAGCAGCCACGCCCTCCATCGCCTTCCAGATGCGCCAGTTGACCAAGGCGTTCTCGTCGTCCAGGTTCTTGCCGTAGCCGCTGGGCCTGCTGTAGCGCAGCGTCTTGGTGGGGTCATTGGGGTCGGAGACCATGGGGGCGCCGTTGGCCCGCCGATAGTCCTTGCGCTCCTCGTTGGGGTCGCTCAGGTCGTCGACGTCGATTTCGTTCACAGGTCGCTCTCCCGTCGGTTGCAGTAGATGCAGAACCGGTGAGCGGCGATCAGGCACTGGTCGTCGATGATCTCGTGACCGAAGCGCTCGCAGAGGACACCGCAGACCGCCCGCTCGATCTTGTCGAGCAACTCGTCACCGCTTCCATCCATGGGGTAGTCGTACTTCTCGTCGATGACCTCGTCCATCACGAACATGCGGATGGACTCGGTCCAGGCTGGACGGCTCACTTGTTGAGGATCTCTCGGGCGTGGCGGTCGAGGATCATCCCGACCACCGGATCGACGGACTCGTTGAGGATGTCGGTGAGGATGCGGCGGATGCGATCGTCGTCGCTGGGCGGCATGGCGTTGAGGGCCGCAGCCCAGAACGGGCCGGTGATCGTGTCAACTGGCATCGCCCAAGTCCTCCTCGTTGTGTTCTCGGACCATCTTCATGACGTAGCTCCTCCCGATCAGAGCGGCCTCGGCTCGGTCGCCGTCTTTGACTCTCTTGAACTTGTCGTAGTGCTGGGGCCACAGCGCCTGCGCCAGAGCCCGGCTGTCGTTCTTGGTCTTACCGATCAACCCGGCGAGGCGCTTCCACTCCTGCGGGGAGATCGTCTCATAGGGGTGTCGCAGTGCCTCGACGACGCCCTCGACGACGCCCTTGGCGTGCCCGAGCGACCAGTTGGCCTTGGAACCGTTCAGCCCATTGCAGTGAACGGCCTCCATGACGACGACGTCGGGGGACCACGCTTTGATGTACTCGGCGACGCCCCGGCCGGAGACGGTCTTGCCGCCCGCCTGGGCTGGCATGTCGACCACGTGGTAGAGGTGCCCGTCCACGATGAGAGCGAGGGCACCCGAGGCGCCGGGGTCAATCGACATGATCCGGGTCATCGCTCACCTCCTTCTCGATGCTCATGTAGTCGCACGCCACGCACAAGAAGCGGCTCCGTCCGTCGCCCTGGCCGGGGTCGATGACGATGTGCGACCCCGCCGGGCAGCCACAACACGGGCAGTTCTCTTCGATCGAGCGGCCCCGGGAGACCAGGCAGTAGCTCACATCTCCCCCAGCCACAGATCGAAGAGCCTCTCGATGCGAGGCCCGATGTCGTCGGTCCAGCTGGTGCGGTCGGCCCAGCCCTCGACGTAGCCGCAGCGGAAGGCCTCCTTCATCAGCCACACCGTGTCGTCGTCGAAGTCAACCATCGTCGTCCTTGTTGGCGTAGCCGCTGGCATAGCGGGCGTCCATGCGCCCGACGTTGGGGTCCCAGGCCTCGACGACGATGCGGTACTGCATCTCGGGGTAGTCGGCCCACGCCGTGCGGATCTGCTTCATGACGACGTCGATGTTGTCGTACTCGCTCACGTGATCTCCTTCAGCGTGATCTGCGCCGCCTCGGTGTTGCTGTTGACGAAGCCAGTGTTGCTGTAGACGTAGGGACGAGTCCACGGGTAGGAGGGGTAGTGGTAGCCGTGCTGGCGGATCCCGGGGATCACGTGGATCTGGTCATAGAGCGACTGCAGGTCAGCCAGCGTCACCTTGACCTTCTTGCCGTCGACCTCCAGATCGAAGCTCCGGTTGTCGGTGATCTTGGCGCTCACTTGACCGCCCGCTTGCGGGGCTTGGAGATGGGGACCTCCTTGGCCACGATCGACATCATGTTCCCGGCGACAGTCTTGGTCCGGTCTCGGGCCTGCAACTTCTCGGCGTACCAGTAGGGCACCCGGATCATGACCTGGATCGAGGCGTCGTTCGGGTCGGTCGGGTCTCTCGGGGGGAAGGGACTCTTGGTCCGCTTGGGGTAGTTCATCCCTGGTATGCTACCCGCTCCCTGGGTAGTTGTCACCACCCGGGGCCAGAAAGACCTAGGCTCCGGTCCCCTGGGGTGGAGGGACCGGAGCCCGAGGCCGAGTCGTTAGGAGACAACTCATGAACCGGCACGCACGCACGGAACAACATGGAGGGTAGCACATGACCGAACACAAGATCTTGCGATGGGCCAAGGCCTATGGCAAGGCGGGGTACAACATCTTCCCCTGCAAGCCGGGGACCAAGGTCCCCCTCACCCGCAACGGCGTCTTGGACGCCACCCACGATCCCGAGTACATCGAGGGCTGGTTCGGCAGGCGGGAGGACCTGAACATCGGGCTCGCCTGCGGGCCTCAGCCCAACGGGGTCAACCTGCTGGCCATCGACGTCGACGCACACAAGGGGGGCATGGAGACGTGGGCCGACCTGATGGCGGACAAGCCCAACCTGGGGGCACCGTGGCACTCGACCCCGAACGGGGGGATGCACATCTTCTTCGACGCTCCGGCGACCTACCGCAACACCCGGGAGCGCATCGGCGAGGGCATCGACACCCGGGGCTCGGGGGGCTATGTGGTGGTGCCGCCGTCGAGCTTCCCGGTCGGGAGCCCGGCCGAGAACCGCTACTACGAGACGACGTCAGATTTCGCCCTGGTGTCCCACCGCCCACTGCTCGTCCCGGCTTGGCTGGCCGAAACGCTGGTGCAGCCGCAGATTGACCCGCATCAGCCCGCCCAGCGTGACCGCATGGCCGATGCGCCACGTGGTGACGATGTGTCGCCCGGTGACTGGATCCGTTGCCATGGCGACTGGCCAACCGAACTCACCCGGTTCGGCTGGCAGCATGCTCACGGAGACTACTGGACCCGGCCCGGCAAGAACGTGAGGGAAGGCCACAGCGCCGTGCTGCACCCAAGCGGCCCGCTGGTCATCTTCACGACCGACGTGCCGCCCGAGTTGGAGCGGGTCGGTCATCCCACCACCGACCGCACCGGCATCGCCGTGTCGCTCTTCGAGCTGATCGCCGCCTACGAGTTCGGCGGGGACCTGTCGGCAGCGGGGCGTGAGATCCGCCGGGCGATGCCAGCGGCCCCGAGCCGGGGGGCGGTGGTGTCCCGGCCCGAGGCCTTGCCCACGGTGGAGGGAGTCCCCGGGGCTGGCCTCAACCTTAACGCCGAGTTCTGGGAGGCCCGGGACGTGCTCGGGCACATCCGCCAGGCCGCCCAGGCTCGACGGGTCAGCCCGGATGCCCTGCTGATCAACGCCTTGGCCCGGTCGGCGACGCTCATCCCACCCTCGCTGCGGCTCCCGCCGGTCATCGGCAAGGAGGCCACCTTCGACTTCCTGGGGGTCGTGGCTGGCGAGACATCGTCCGGCAAGTCGATCGCCTCGGGCGTCGGCGAGGACCTGCTCCCTGACCCGGGCGGTGCGCTGCTCGACGAGGACGAGCGGGTCTACCTGTTCGACATGCCGATCGGCAGCGGCGAGGGCCTGGTCCAGGCCTTCATGGTGCCGGAGCGCAAGCCCGACGAGAACGGCAAGATCAAGCCGACCGGCAAGCAGGTCGTTGGCAAGCAGGCGCTCCACTTCACGGTCGACGAAGCCACCGGCCTGGTGGCGCAGGCCCAGCGCAAGGGCACGACCATCATCCAGACGCTGGCCACCGCCTGGTCGGGCAAGACCATGGGCAACACCAACGCCTCGGCAGAGACGAACCGCCTGATCAGGGGTGGTCGTGTCCGGGTGGCGGCGGTGCTCAACATCCAGTCCTCCAACGCCTACATGCTCTTCACCGACGAGCTGACCAACCTGGGGCTGACCAGCCGGATGCTGCTGTCCAGCGCCCATGACCCGGCTGCCCCCGACGAGCGCCCCGAGTGGCCCGGCCTGATCTCGTTCCCGATCCCCGCCGGGACCCAGACCGGGACCAAGTACATGAGCTATGCCCAGCCGATCCTCGATCAGCTCGACGCCGAGCGCCTCGCCTCCCTGAAGGGTGGCGTCGCCGACAAAGAGACGGGACACACGTCCCTCCTGCGCTGCAAGGTGGCCTCGATCCTGGCCGTCTGGGAAGGCCGCCAGCACGTCACGGTCGACGACTGGGCTCTGGCGGGGATGATCATGGACATGTCCGCTCGGGTCCTGGCTCATCTGGACCAACTCCGGGCCACTCAGGTGCGAAACAACCGGGAGACGGCTGCTGTCGCCCGTGGCGAGTCCGAGCACGTGGCCGAGACTGTCAAAGAGAGGCGGGCCGTGGATGACCTCGCTAAGAGGATCATCGAGCGCACGCCAGCTGACGGAATCGGGCGGCGGGATCTCATGAAGTCGCTCACCGCCACCAAGACCCGGCACCGCTTCGGCCCCGCCCTGGAGCGGGCCATCGAGTCGGGCCACATCGGCCTGACCGATGGCAGGGTGGTCAGGACGTCGTAGGGGGGGAACAGGGGAACGTTCCCCCCCCCCCCCTCTCTCTCCCTCTGGACTACGTATTCCAAGTCCAGGTAGATGATGTGAGATCAGGGATATCTCAGCCGCCAGAGAGACCCTAGGGGGGGAACTGTTCCCCCTGTTCCCCCCCTGTCACAAGTCAACTTGTGACAGGGTCCCTGGGGACGGGAATGTCGAGGTTTGGGACCCGAACTGGCGTTCGGAACGTGAAACTCGACAGGTAGGTACGGGAATGTCGGGTTCTCGAACACTTGTTCGCTGTTTCACGCTGATTTGACCCAAATCACCCTGAAACTCACCTACTTGAAACTGCGGATGGGTTCAACTCCCCATTACTACGTCTAGACGGGGTGGGGGGTGGCATACCCCCGGGGGGTGCCTACCCATCGATGGGTAGGCAGGGGTGAGATGATGATCCTGGTGGCAGTGATCGGGGCAATCCATGCTCTGGCGCTGAACCGGCAGGGGATTGTCTACCAATCGGTAGGCAAGTCAAGCGCTACCCACCCGTTGGGTAGCTTCAACAGGGAGACATGACATGACCAAGCCAAGCGGGACCACGGTCCCGACCATCACAGAACAGGCAGACCAGGCCAGCGATGCTGGCACGCTGCTCGGCCTGCTCAAGGACGCCACGGTTGAGGAAGCTGACTACATCACTGGTCTACTGCTCACCCGTGAGCAGGTGTCAACGGACGAACGGACACTTGATCGCATTGCCCGTATGGGCAACGTGGGAGAGTCCCTGGTCAAGGTGGCTTGCAAGCGTTTCGACGCTGGACACATCAAGGCCAGCGATGGCACGGCGGTGGTCCTCTCGTCCGATGACAGGGCCGACATGACGGTTGCGAACCTCCGCAAAGGTCTCGGCCTGACTGAGCGAACCGACCGCTACAACGTGGGTACCGGTACCGTCGCCTACACCGATCTCCAGCGCTACTGGCAGGCCCAACGTGCCAGCGCCGAAGACATCGAACGGGGCTACGGGGTGGCCAGCGCCGATGGCAAGGCCGACAACGTCTCCGCCGTCATCGGAGCGATCGCCCGTGCGACGTTCGAACGGACCGATCCCACCAAGGCCAAGGCCAAGGCCGAGCAGGCCGAGCAGGCCAAGGCCAAGCGTGAGCAGGCCAAGGCCGAAGAGGCAGAGGAAGTCGCACTCTTCGCCAAGGTTTCCGACGAAATCTCGCCCGTCACCCCGGAGCAGGCGGCCGAGTGGTCCGCCGACCAGTGTCGGGCGGCCGTTGTGGTACTCAACCGCCGCATCGCTGCTCTGCGCGAGCAGGCCAAGGCCGAGCAGGCCGAGCAGGCCGAGCAGGCCAAGGCCGAGCAGGTCATGGCCAAGGCCACAGGCCTGACGGTTGAGCAGGTGCGGACCATCATGGCCAGCGCCAAGGCCGAGCAGGTCCCCGCCAGCGAGCAGCACCCGTCCGATGTTGAGTGAGTACCCGTCCAGTCGCACGGCCTGACATCACAACCTAGCTAGGTTCGATCGGACCCCCTGCCCATTGGGCAGGGGGTCCTTTCGTACCTAGATTCGGGACCATCGTCGGCGCCCTCACGGGAGCCACCACGCCACACCCATTGACGACCGACAACCATCACAGAATTTGGGATGCGCAGCGAGCGATCACTCGGGACCACCTGCTCCGGTCCGGGGTGATCGCTCGGTGTGCATGAGCAGCACATCAACCCCTACCCACCAATGGGTAGGTCCACCTAGTCCAGGGAGACACCGTCATGACCATCCGATCCACACCCGAC